CTGGTAACATGCACATGCTCAGAGTAATGAGAATGAAGGCTATGATGGAGTATCCAAGCAAAGAGAAATATGCTAAAAAGTTAATGGATAGCATTGACAATAAATGTATCTTGTTTGCTAATACTCAAGCTCAAGCTGATAAGTTGTGTTCATATAGTTATCATAGTAACAACAAAGATTCTGAAGAAAATCTTCAGATGTTTAAAGATGGTGAGATTACAAAGTTATCTACTGTATTGCAGTTAAATGAAGGTGTAAATATTCCTAATCTTAAACAAGGTATAATCATGCATGCTTATGGAAATGAAAGAAAAGCAAGTCAAAGAATTGGAAGGTTACTCCGTCTTAATCCTGATGATAAAGCTATTGTACATATACTTTGTTATGTAGGCACTGTAGATGAAAAATGGGTTACTGATGCATTAGAAGGATTTGATCAAAGTAAAGTAGTATGGAAAGATTTTGGAGTTAATTTAGATTAATCCTAAAATTTATGTATATTAGAGTGATATGGAAGACATAAAAACACATAAATTAGTTTTGTATAATGATTCTGTCAATGACTATAATTATATTATGGCATGCTTGATTAGATTCTGTAAACATGATCCAATACAAGCTGAACAATGTGCTATAATTGCTCATAATGTTGGTCAGTGTTCTGTAAAATCTGGAGATTTTTTAGAAATGTTAGAAATAAAATCTACTTTTGAAGAATTACAAATTAAATCAGAAATAGAAGTTTATGAAAGTCATATGCATTGATGCAACTAAAAAACCAAATAGAATATCTCCAGATGAATGGATAAAAGAAGGTGTAGTTTACACTGTTATCAATGCCATCAAAATGGGTCTACAAGCTGGAAAAATTGGTTTAGAACTCAAAGAAGTTAAATTAACTGAAAGATCATTTCCTTATGAATACTATGATGCAAGCAGATTCCTTCCTATAGAAGGATTAATGTCTGATGCAAAAGTAAAAGAGGAAGAGATGGAATTAGAATTAGATATTATTTAATATGGAAGATTACACTAAAGAAGATGTACTACAAGCTCTATCTAAAATTACTGTGAACTCACGTAAAAGAGTTTTAGTAGATCAAAGAAGTTATCTTATTGGTATTTTGGCATATAGATTTATGTTAAGTGAACATACTATTGCAAAGCTTACAAATATTAAAAGATATAGTATTAACTATAATAAAAAAATTGCATTGGATTTTCATAAAGATAAATCATATATTCAAAATGTATATGTATATGCTCAAATGTTTCCATTTGACTTTAGTGTAATTGAAAGAGGAAAATCTATAAGTGATAGATCTGTAAGAGTAGAACTAGATCTTAATAGAAAATTATTTAATAAACTAAAAGCAGTTGGAGCTATAAAAGGTCAGTCAGACATAAGAGTTACAATTAAGTTTTTCTTAGAAAAAAGTTTAACAATATGGGACGAATGAAAGAAGTCTGTATTCAAATCATGAATGCAAATGATGGTATACCAGAAGGTATGACCATAGAAGATGTAGTTAGAATGAAAGAATTAGAAATTTACAATTGGCGTGAGTATGAAAGAGAACAGGAAAGAGGGAGGGTTAAGTTTATTGAATCAGAGAATTCAGGAGAAACTGAAAAGGTTGAACAAATCTCCAAAAAATTCTCCTCGTTCTATGGTGAAGCCAGAGAAGAAAAAGGGGGTGAATAATGAAGAAGGAGATTAAATGAAGCACTTTCTAAAATATCTAGTGGTATGGGTAAGTCAAAACTTGTCCATACCATTTTGGATGGTGGGTCATGTACACTTATCTTTAAATGTGTATGCTGACATACACGAGATATTAATGTCCTTTGGTATGAATATTATTGTGGCAGTGGGATTTATTATTGATTACATAGATACAAGAAAAAATGAATAAGTATTTTAATTTTAAAGACAAAAAACTAAAAACCTTAATTAACGATATATGTCAAGAACATTGGGATGTTTCTAAATCAGAAGACAATAATATGGGTTATTTGTGGTACATGTATGCTGCAGGTCATAAAAAAGGAGATTTTAAACCTTTTATTTTCCTATCAGAGTTAAACTTACTTGTTAAAACAAATTATGTTACTGAAGAAGAAAAACAAAACATGCTTGGCATGTTATTAAGTGAAGATGATGATAATGCTCATATTACTGGATATTCTATACTTACACTTAGAAAGAAAAGAATAAATGATATGGGTCTTTGGACACTTGACAATAAGAAGTATAAAAAATTAAATTATACGTCTGATATTATAAACCCTGAATTTTTTACTAATCAATTATAATTATGGAAAATTATCCTAAATGGGTAAACAATCTTGTTTACTTTCTAGCCGGAATTGGCTTTTATGGAATTTTAATTTATTTTTTGTAATCATGACAGAAAATCAACTGATTGAGCATGGATTTAAAAAAGAAATGTGTTCTGATTTAGAGAGTAATAATGGTTATGATTATTACTACTATATTTTAGAACTTTGTGAAGGTATTTGTCTTGTCTCTACAGACAGTGATACTATTAAAGACGACCACTGGAAAGTTGTCTCTTTTGACATACCTGCATTAAAAATTGAAACAGAAGAAAATTTAATTAGTTTTCTTCAAGTAATGGAAAAATTAATAAGCTGTAAAGATGTTTAGTGGTAAATTCATAAAGACTAATGGTAAGTTAGTTTATGCTAATCCTAAAGATAAACTGGCCTATGAAATTTTCTTAGATAAGATTCCAGAAGGCCAGAAAATAGAAATGTATTTAGATCTAGCTGATGCAGATCATACTAAAGCACAACTTGCAAAAGTACATGCTTGTATTAGAGAAATGGCAAAAGAATCTGGATACACCTTTGATGAAATGAAATGTGTCATTAAAGATGCATCTGGTATTGCAGATAAATCCTTTGCTGATTGTAGTAAAGATGAATTAATGTTAGCTATTGAAGCTTGTATACAAATTGGAAGAGAAAATTGGAATATTAACCTAACTTAGGTTCTACGTAACCTTCTTCTCCTGGTTCAGGAATATCCTTTTCTGTATATAATTTATTTTTAGTAGCTTGACTTTCTATTTCAGCAAGAAGTAGTGCTATAGTATAAAAAGCTCTTTGTGGTTCATCAAGAGAATTGTATTCTTTACTCATGATGTCTTTAAAGTATGCATCTCCTTTTTCAGGAATGTCCATACCTTGCAAAATTACAAATGAAGCAGCTTTAGTCATTAAGTAAAAATTTTTATTTACTTCTATGGTTATAATAGCATCATCTTTTAGTTCTTTTACTTTTATCATAATTATAATTTTTATCAAAAATAACAAAAAAAATGGATTTAGAAGAAATTAAACAAAAAATGTTTGAGAAATTAAAACCAAATGGATGGGATAAAATTCTTAAATCTTTTATATTTAGTTCTGAATTTGATGACATACTCACCAAACTTTGGACTCTAAGTGAATCAGATAAAAGATTTACACCACCTCTTAAACAAGTGTTAAGAGCATTTGAAGAATGTCCATATCATGAACTTAAAATTGTTATGATAGGTCAAGACCCATATCCACAGTTAGGTGTTGCTGATGGTATTGCATTTAGTTGTGGAAACACTTTAATAGAACAACCTTCATTAAGATTTTTATTTAATGGAGTAGAAGAAAACTATCCTCACAGGTATGAAAGAAATTGTGATCTGACTAGATGGTCAAATCAAGGTATTTTAATGTTAAACACAGCACTTACTACTGAAGTAGGTCAAATAGGTGGTCATTATGATATCTGGAAACCGTTTACTGCATATCTGTTAGATACTTTAAATAATCATAATAACGGATTGATATATGTGTACATGGGTAAAAAAGCTGAAGAGTGGTCTAATCTTACCAACGATAATAATTATAGGTTTTATGTTAAACATCCTGCTTCTGCTGCTTATAACGGCTCTAAATGGGATTGTGATGATATATTTAATAAAATATCTGTTTTAGTAAAAGAGAATTACAATCAAATTATAACATGGTAATATGAAAGAAATCTTTAAAAAACTTGCTGATATGGGAATAACTCCTAATGCATTTTATATATTAGATTGTGTAAAAGAAGGAATTGTTCCAAACACTTATGTTAAAGCCAGTCTTGAGGTAACTCGATTAATTAAAGACAATTGGTTGACACAAGATTTGGAATTAACAGATAAAAGTGTTATCTTTACTACTGAAATTGATGGCTATTTCAAAAGATCTAAGAAAAAAACTTCTACAGATTTACTAGGGCATAATTTTATGCAAAACATAGAGGCATATGTACATATATTTCCTAATAAGAAGCTGTCTTCTGGAAAATATGCAAGAGTACCTGCCAAAAACTTAGAAAGTGGATTTAGATGGTTTTTTGAAACTTATGATTACGATTGGGAAACTATCTTTCAAGCCACACAAAAATATGTTGGAGAATATGAATCTAAAAACTATGAATACATGAGAACTGCTCAATATTTTTTGAGAAAGCAAAATGTAGACAAGAGTTGGGATTCTGATTTAGCAACTTATTGTGAATACTTAAAAGACAGTCCTGATGATGAACAAGTATATTTTAGTGAGTTAATTGTATAATTTAAATTTTAAAAATCTATGGCTAATTTATTTAATGGTGCCCGTCACTTATTACCAGTTAGTGAAAGAGACAGTTTAGAAAAGGGTCTTATTAAAATGAAAGCTAGAAGAGAAGGTAAATTACGTTCTCTTGTTAGTGCATGGCCCAAATTTAATGATGCCTTTTGTGATGGATTAGAATGGAAAACTATTACTGTAGTTGGTGCTCGACCTGGAACTGGAAAAACTCTTTTTATGGAACAATTGATATCTGATATCATTGATTTAAATAAAAATGAAGACTTCCGTGTTCTTAAATTCCAAATGGAAATGGTTGATGAAACAAGTGCAATAAGAAAGTTTGGTCTGAAAACAGGTGCTGATTACAATACATTAATGAGTAAAGACGGAAAATTAGTTGACAAAAGAATATTTCAGAGGTGCGTTGATTTTTATCATGAAAGTGCATCATCTGATATTGTAAATGTTGTCTATGATGTATGTACTGTCAACGAAATGTGTTCTACTGTTCATCATGAATTAGAAAGACACAGAAGAGAAGATGGTTCATATAGAAACATGCTTGTTGCAATAGATCATTCTGCTCTATTTAAAAATGATGTAGGACAAAAGGATAAATTTGAAATGCTGGGATCATTGGGTGAAGCCTTGACTCAAATGAAGAAAAAATATCCAGTTGCATTTATAGTCCTAAGTCAATTAAATAGAAACATTGATGATATTAAAAGACAAGTAGAAGGTAATTACGGTAATTATGTATTAGATTCTGATATATATGGTTCTGATGCTTTGTTACAGCATGCAGATGTAGTAATGGGTATAAATAAACCTTCTATAAGAAGAATTAAACAATATGGTCCTGAGAAGTTTTTAATTGAAGACCCGGATACATTAGTGTTTCATTTTTTGAAGTCCAGAAATGGCACAACAAGAATAAGTTTCTTTAAACTTGATAGGGTAACTATGAGAATAATAGAAATGAATACCCCTGCTAGAGCTGTAGCACAAAAAATCCAAGTAAATTAATAAATATGAGTAGTAATTTAAGAAAAGAAAAAGAAAGAGAGTTTTATATGCAACATATGGATGCTTTCAAAGCAATTGGTATTGCTGATCCATTTTTCACAATTAAAACTGCATTTTTCAAAAAAGGAAAGTTTGGAAGACAATGTCAGTTTTTTGAGTGGGAATTGAAGAAAGGTGAAGATATCTATATGGAGTTTTATGACAATGCCTATGATGGTAATGGTAAAACTATTGATATTATACCAATGAATGAAGACAGATCATTGTTTAAACTCAAGTACAATCCTTATTTCCAAGAGGAATATGATGTAATTGAAGGAGTAGACAGTGAAGGAAAACCAGATAGAAAATATCTTATTCCTGTAAATGAAATGATGGTTGTATTATCTAGTGGTCAAGAGATTAGTCATTCTCTTTATGAAAAAAGAAAAGAAGATGCTAAAAATGATTTACCAGAATTACAAAAATCATTAAGTTTGTTTCCCGATTTTGAAAAAGAATATTCTCCTAAAGTAGAGGAAGTTTTTTTGAATGATGAGGATGAATCTGTTTCTGATATTTTATTGAGAATAAGTGTAGAATTTCAAAAATTAGCAAAAAAGTTATGAGTATAATACTTCCAACAACAAAAGAAAAACCAACAAGATTTAATCCTAAAAGATTAATTATTTATTCTAAACCAAAGACTGGTAAAACCAGTGCATTTGCAGGATTAGATGATAATCTTATTATAGATTTAGAAAACGGTGCTGATTATGTAGAAGCTCTGAAGATTAAAGTTAATTCTCTTCAGGAATTATTAGAAGCAGGTAAAGCTATCAAAGATGCTGATAAACCATATAAATATGTTACAATAGATACTGTAACTGCATTAGAAGATATGGTTATGCCTCTTGCAATTAAATTATATAGACAAACTAGTATGGGTAAAAATTATGATGGAGACAATGTCTTGTCATTACCTAATGGTGCTGGTTATTTATATTTAAGACAAGCTTTCTTTCAAGTTTTAGATTTTATTGATACTTTAGCACCCCATATTATTTTATCTGGTCATATTAAGGACAAACAGGTAGATGATAAAGGTGAGATGGTATTGGCTGCAAACATTGATTTGACAGGTAAAATCAAATCTTTGATCTGTGCAAATGCAGATGCAATTGGTTATATGTTTAGAAAAGGTAATAAGACCATTCTATCATTTAAAACTAGTGAAGAAGTGACTTGTGGTGCAAGACCAGAGCACTTAAGAAATGAAGAAATAGTAGTTTCTGAGATGAATGAAAAAGGTGAACTAGAGTTTCACTGGGATAAAATTTATGTGTAACAAATAAAAAAAAATAAGATGGCGTTAAGTACAGATGATTTAGGTAACGGTGGATCCGGTTTACCAAAAACGATTAGTCCAGGAAACAAACTGTTGAAAATCAACAATGTTGAGTTAGAACAATTTAAATTTATTGACAATGCATATCATTTGATATTGCATGTTGAAACCGAACCTATTGAAGGTTTTGAAGGTTTTTCTTTAGATAAAGACAATCCTGAAAAAGGTCACTTCAAAGGTCAAATTGGTAGAGTCAAAGCAAGCCAATATGCATTTGCAGATGGTGAGACCAAAACTGGTATCAAAATACAAAGAGATAGATCAATTTTAATGTTCTTACAGAATCTTTGTAAAACAATGGGAATCAATGATTGGATGGTATCACAGCATAACAAACATGATACTATTGAAGCTTTTGTTGAAGAATTTAATAAAACTGCACCAGTTAAAGATAGGTATCTTGAATTCTGTGTTGCAGGTAAAGAATATGTTGGTAGAACTGGTTATACCAATTACGATATGTGGTTACCAAAAGCAGAAAGTGGAAAGTATGCATTTGGTGAAGTAGAAGAAGGTAAAGTTATTAGATATGATGAATCTAAACATTTGAAAAAACTTGAAGTAAACAATATTGAAAGTTTTGGAGATGATGATTTGAACATGCCAAATAAGCCTTCTACTGATTTCTCTTTAGACTAATAAAGTCAGGGGGAGTCAGTGATTCCCCCTTTTAAATTTTAGTATATGATTTCTACAAAAACAATAATTTCTGATTTAAATGAAGTACCTAGAGAATGGGTATTTGAGTATTATTTAAACCTCACTGAAAGACTTTGTGGTCAAAGTTTAAAAATAAAATCTGCATTTAATCCTATTGATAAAGTTCCTTCTATGTGTATATACACAGACAATAAAGGATTTTACAAGTTCAAGGATTTTTCATCTGGATTTGGTGGTGATGGTTTAAACTTAGTTATGCATTTATATAATCTAGATGGAAGAGGTAAAGCTTCTTTTAAAATCATGGCAGATTATGATGCTTACATTTCTAATAATACATACGTTGTATTAGATTATCTTCCACAAAGTAAATACACGGTTTCTGATTATGAAATCAGACACTGGAATACTTTAGATCAATCATACTGGAAAGGTTTTAAATTAAGTTCTAATATATTAGAACATTATAACGTACATCCTTTAGAGTTTTACAATATGGTTAAGGAAGACGATGGTCATATTCTTGATACTGTTAATATAAAAGGTAATTTTATTTATGGCTTCTTTAGAGAAGATGGTGGTTTATACAAGATATACACACCAAAAGTAAAAGATAACAAGTTTATTAAGGTAAAAGATTATATCCAGGGTTCTGATCAACTTGAGTTTAAATCTAAGTATTTACTTATTACTTCCTCATTAAAAGACTTAATGTGTTTTGTGAAATTAGGTATAAGTGGTATTGAATGTTTGGCTCCGGACAGTGAGAACAGTGTTATTCCACAAAATTTCATGCAACCTCTCCTAGGTAAGTATCAAAAGATACTTGTACTATTTGACAATGATGAACCTGGTCTTAAATCAGCTAAAAGATATAAAGAAAAATATGGTTTTAACTATATAGTTCTTGACATGTCTAAAGATTTATCTGATTCTGTTAGAGATCATGGTGTTGAAGCTGTGAGAGATAAATTATTACCTTTGTTAAAACAATCATTATGAGTTGGCTATACCAAGGTAAAAAATTTACTGAAGCAAATATACCAGAAAATGGTATTGGATTTATTTATCACATGTCAGTGATATTAAATGGAAATACTTATGCCTATATTGGTAAAAAGAATTTCTTTTCAAATGTAAAAAAGAAACTTGGTAAAAAAGCTTTAGCATTAGTTACTGATAAAAGATTAAAGAAATATACCAAAGAACAAAAAGCTAATTTTGAAAATTACTACAGTAGTAATCAACAATTAAAAGAAGCTCACAAAGCAGGATTAATTATTAAAAGAGAGATCTTGTTGATTTGTTATTCTGCTACAGAATTAACTTATCAAGAAGTAAAGCACCAGTTTAAGTATGAAGTGCTTGAGAAAGAAGAATTCTTAAATGCCAACATTCTTGGCAGATTTTACAAAATAAAATAATATGACAGAAAATGAAATGACAGGCCTTCTATTAAAGTTGGCTGACCTTGGTGTGACCGGAATTAAGATATTCTACTCAGGTAGTGGAGATTCAGGAGATATTGATGATATTATATATACTACAACTAAAGAAGCTAGTTTTGATAATATTATGAATTTAACTGGTTATGGAGAAGATGTTCTTTATTTACAAAATCTTGATAATGAACTTGCAGATAAAATAAGAGATTTTGCAAGTGAAAAAATTCTAAATGATTTAGAAGATTGGTGGAATAATGATGGTGGTTATGGAACAATGCTTATTAAAATTCCTTCAGGTAAATATGAAATAAATAATATGATTTATATTACTGATACTGAAGAATTTGAACATGATGGAGATTTAATTAGTAAAACTTTAGAATAATGGCACATCCAATGCAACATTGCAAATCCTCAGTTAGAAAATGGGGTGGTCAGTTATCTGATTACCAACCTATTCATGATTGGTTTGATGAAACCAAGGCTTGGATAGGGCACAGTAAACACAGAATGTTTAGACATCATAGTGAAGGTATATTTGAATGTGAAAAAGTATTTGGTAACTCATTTATAAATTCAGATGGTAAAACTGTATACACTAGATATGTTGGAGAACAGCATGTAAAAGAGGATTGTAATAATTACATTCCTACTGCTAAAGAATGGGTTAATATGATATCATCAGGTAAACCTAAAGAATGGGCAATTAAAACTTTAAAAATAGAAGACTGATGGAAAAAATAATTAATTATTGGGGATTAGCAGATGAATATGCTGTCTCAAAACATAAAATGGAAAAAGGAGATGATATTTCTAAATATGAAAGATATGAAGAAGTAAAAGAAGCTTATGAAGCTGGCTTTTTAAAAGCTGTAGAGTTATTTAAAACTGACAAAGAACTTATGATTAAAACTTTTGAAATTAAAGACTAATGACAGAAGAAAGAAAAGAAGAATGGTATTCTAAAATTAGAGAAGCATCTGCTATCTGGTTTGAACAACATCCTGATTATAATGCTGCATTTAATTATTATGATTCAGGTGAAGTGTCAATTCCAAATGATCCTGCATATTATAGAGTACCTATGGCAATGTGGAAAGAGTATCATGAAGAATTATATAATGCTAAAATAGAAGAATAATATGATTTTTGATAAAGTAGAAACAAAGAATTTGTTGAACATGCTACGTTCTTCAGATACTGAAAATGCTACCATAGCATTTGAAGCTCTTAAAGGAGTTGACATTAAAAAATATTTAG